AATGTTGTCGGCGGTCTCGGCGGTCAGGTTTTCGATCTGCAACGAGCTGAACATCTTGCCGAGTTGTCCCGGCAGGTCGGAGGCCTTGAGCGCGGCGATGAGCATCCGCTTTGCTTCGAGCGCGAGCGTCGCGTCGAGCGTGGCCTGGTCCCGGCCGAGGTCGGAATAGGCCATGTTGTAGATCTGCTGGCCGCCGGCCCAGACGCCGGCGTGGACGCGGTTCGGCGCCTTGCCCTGCGGGTCGGTGTCGTAGCCGAGCGCGAAGCCGAGGCCGGCCGCCGAGGTGCCGCGCAGCGCCTTCACGAGGGTCGCGTAGTCGGTCGTGATGCCGGTGATGATTTTCTGGACGTCGGCGTCGTTGGTGTTCGGCGTGAACCAGCGCCCGCCGTAGCTCTCAGTCCCGGAGAGGTCGACCGCCCCGGACTGGGCGTAGCCGCCGGACTTCGGGCCGCCCTTTTTGCTCTCCAGCCAGTTGTAGATGAGCGAGCCGGCGACGACGAGTACCGTGCCGACGATCGGGACGGCGTTTGCCGCCATCCAGGTTGCCACTTCGCCGCCAAGTCCGAGCGACAGGCCCAGGTTCCCCATGCCGGCGCTCAGGCCGATCGAATCGGCAACTCCGCCCAGCGCACCACCGAGACCGCCGACTCCGAAAATGGAATTTCCGACGGCCGATCCCGCGGCGGATTCCATCCAATTTCCGGCCCCCCCTGCTCCGCCGCTCGCGAGCGCGCCGCCGGAAAAACTGAACGTACCGCCGGAGAGCAGTCGCATGATCCCGGAGGTGAGGAGCTTCGCGGCGATTTGCTCGATCATCGCGAGGACGGCATTCGCGAAGTTCCGGAACGCGTTCTTCGCGTTGTGCGCCATGCCGACGAACAGGTTCTCCATCATCCGCGTGAGGTCGTTGAATGCCTCCTGCGCGATGGTCGCCGCCTTGACGCTGTCCATGTACGTGTTGAAGGCCTGCGTCCAGCCCCCAGCGAAGGAGTTCTGATAGGCGATCTCGGCCGCCATCGCGTCCGTCGCGGCCTTCACGCGCGCCTTGCCGAGCTCCGGGAGCAGGTCGAGCTGCCGCTGGTATTCGGTGGCGACTTCGCGGTTCTCGGCGAGGGCCTTGTCGCGCGCGATCGTCAGCCGCGTCGCCTCTTCGGCCGTCCGCATCTCGGCCTCGTGGGCGGCAACGAGCAGTTTGACCTGGTCGGTCGTTTTCCCGAGGAGCGAAAGGTTGAACTGGCGGTCTGCGTTTTCCTTGTCGAGTCCGGCGGTGAACCGACTCCAGGCGGCCGCCGCGTTCGCCATGTCGGTCACGTACTGGTGATAGGCCGCGCGCTGGGCCTCGAGCGCCTTGCGTTGCTCGTCCTCCGCCTTTTTCGCGTCGGCGAGTTGCTTGCGCGTCGTGTCGACCGCCTCGGCATAGTTGAGCCAGGCGCTGATGATGTCGAGGGTGAGCGGCTTGCCGGCGGCGAGCGCGCGGTTGATCGCGTCCTGCGCCTTCACGACCTCGCTCATCCCGCCATCTTCGCCGCTCAGTTTCTCGTACTCCTCGCGCAGGCGCTCGATGACGCCGCGGAACTCCTCGATCTGGTCGGTGCCCCCGGGCGTCTTGTAGGGCAAGGGCTGGAACGCTTCGAGCGGGGCGCCCTGCTTGCCCTGCAGGAACCGATCCCACTTGTCGCCGGTCCCGCCGACGCCCTTGGCGACCTGCTCCCGCGACATGGCCTCGGACTGCAGGGTGTTGAACTTGCCCTGCAGCCCCAGGAGGACCGCCATCTCCGCCGAGGCCTTGCGCACATATTCGGCGAACTGTTCCGCCCACTTGGTATTGCCCTGCTCGTTCGCCTTGCGGATCTCTTCGTTGTACCAGGCGATATTCTTCCGGAGGGCGTCGACCCGCGCGGCCTTGTCGTCACCGAAGAGGTCGTCGATGGCGAGCCGGGCCGACTGCAGGAAGTCGAGGCCCGAGGTTCGCGAGAGGCGGAAGGTGTCGATGACCGTCTGGAGTGCCGGGACGAGCTGCGAGAGGATGGCTTCCTTCGCCGCCGTCGCCTCAACGCCGAATCGGCGCATGCTCTGCTCGAGCTCTTCGGCGGCCTTCGCCTGCTCGGTCGAGGTCGTCGCCGCGAGGCCGTGCGCGGCGGCGAGGTCGTGCAGCATGGCGAGGAACTGCGGACCGCCGCGGCCGAAGATGTCGCGCGCGAGCGCGGCCTTCCCGACGCCGTCCTGGTACTCGTTGAGCTTCGACGCGAGCTCTTCGAGCGCCTGGGCCGGGTCGCGCGATTCGATTCCGAGTTGCCGGAGCGCCTGCGCCGCCTTGCCGCCGGTCTCTCCCGTGCCGGCCATTCCGGCGGCCATGCGTTCGAGGGCCGCAGAGAAGACGCCGAAGTCGACGCCACTGATCTTCGCCTGATTCTGCAGGCGCGACAGGCCCTCGACGGACGAGCCGGTCGCCCGGGACAGGTTCTCCAGAGATGAGGCCGCCTCGACGACGCCCTTCGCCCATGCGGTGATCCCGCCGACCGACAGGCCCACGCCGAGCGCGCCGGCGAGGTTGGAGAAGGTGCCCGCCAGTCCCGCGAGCGAGTGCTCGACGTTGTTGATGACCGCCGAGGCCTGGTCGACCGCGGTGATGACAATCGGCTGGACGGTGTTAGCCATCTAGGCTCGCTGGCCGAGGCGCAGGATGCGCCGGGCGATTCGTTGCTGCTCGGTGAGTTCGGCCTCGTCCTCCGGTTCCGGTTGGGCCGTTGCGGCCCGGTGCCAGGGGAAGAAGTCCAGGGGAGCGAAGGTCTGGCCGTTGGGCCCGCGGTTGACGTTCGCGGTCATGGCGGGGCCGAGACCTGCGCGCAGGTCCTCGATTGTTCCGCCGAAGGGTTCGAGCTCCGCGAAGGCCATCCATTCGGCGAGTTCTCCGGCCGTCGTCGTGTCGAGGAGCTCGCCGACGGTCTTTCCGAGCGCGAGTGCTAAGCGGAAGTAGAAGCGCCGCCCGGGGCGCTCCCGGAGTTTTTTCCCGCGTCCTCCACCGCCTGGGCGTCGAGTCCGTTGAGCTTCTGCGCCGCGGTGAACAGGGTGCCGAGGATGCTCGCCGGAAGGTCGTCGGAGAGGGTCGTGATTTCCGCATCGGAGTACATCCGCTCGCCACTCTCGTCGATCAGGCAAAGCGCGACGAGGCGAGCGCGCAGGTAGAGGGGGTCGATGGTGCGCTTGCCCCCCTCTTCCTTGAACGCGGCCGCCTCGAACCTGTCGCGTTCGGTCCCGGACATCTACGTCTACCGTCTTCCGCTGGATGTTCTTCAGCGTCGCGCGGTTTCCGAGCTTCAAATCCACCTCCTGGTGTTGTGGGTCAGCTCGAGTAGTACGTCGGCGAGCCGAATGCCGTGATGACGGCCTGCGTGGTCACCTTGTCCTGCGCGCTGCCGCCGGGCGCGCCGGTGAAGCCGACGTAGCCGGTGAACAGCACGCGCGGGCCGCCGGTGCCGAATTGCCACATGAACGCGAGCTGCGAGCCGGCGTCGGAGGCGGCCTTCATGGCGACCTGGCCGGTGTCGGCCGGGTCCCAGAGGTTGTCGAAGGTGAACGAGACCGCGTCCTGCAGCCCCGGGACCTGCCGCTTCTGATTCCCGTGGATGGTCGTGACGTCGATCATGTTGTAGTTGCCGCCGCCGGACGACATCGACGTCGCCGTGACGATCGAGGTGCCGAACGTGATCTTCTGCGCCGTGCCGCTGACGAAGGTGTCGTAGCCGGTCGTGTTCTCGCCCTCGAGCGAGAAGCTGTCGGTCGCCTGATTCGAGACCCGGAAGATCCGGCCGTCCACCTGCCGCATCCCGGTGGCCGAAACGTAGATATAGTCGCCGTTGCTGTACCCGTGCGCCGTCGAGCTGACGACGCCGGGGTTCGCCTTGGTGATTGCGGTGATCGTTTTCGTCGCCGCGATCGCGGACTGCATCGAGACGGTGACGTTCTGCCACTTGTAGACGTTTGCCATGTTCCGACTCCTTTCAGAGCGCCACGTCCGGCGCGCTTTGCTTGGTCATGTACTCGCACTCGAAGGACATCGTCGCCCTACCGACCGGCCTTTCCGCGGTGCCTTCGAGTTCTATTTCGGTCCCGGTCAAAATGACCGACTTCGCCGCCGTTCCAATCCCGCCCGCGAGGGCGACCTCCACTTGCCTGCAGATCTCGTCGAGCGTGTCGTCCAGATCCGAACTCGCCTTCGTCACCGCCGCGACCTCCACGGTGAGCCTTCGGTCGAGGTCGGATGCGCCGATGGTCAAAGGCGTCGAGCTCTCCGTCTTCGAGTAGATCAGCAGGCAGGGCAGATTCGCGTCCTGCAACGGATACACCCGGGACTGGAATACCCGGCTCCCCGTCGTCGCAAGGCCCGTCAATTGCGTCGCCATTGCTTCGCGGATTTGCTGGCGGACGTGATTCGCCATCGGTCATCGCTCGGCAAGGGTCACCGTCAGGATACGACCCGTCGTGTCGAGGTCGAGGTTGACCACGGCGTAGTTGACGCCGCGCAGGAGTAGCGTGTCGCCGACGGCCAGGCCGGGCGCGGACGCCGCGTCGAGTTGTGCCATCGGCTCGTAGCCCGTGACGTCGCCGGACAGGACGGTGGCCGGGATCGGGTCGAAATTGACGTCGACCTGTTTCGTCCCGTTCCAGACGGCCGCCTCCGCGAAATCGGTGAAGAAGGCGGCCGTGTCCTCGACGAACATGGCTTGTTACGCGTACTGGTCACAGGCGAGCATCGTCACCGCGACCTGCGCCGGCCCCGTGGTGACGGTGCCGATGTAGCGCAGGTACGGCTTCAGCCCGGCCGAGTCGACGACCAGGAACTGCGAGCCGTGCCCCGTTGCCGAGGTGTAGGCCGCGCCGGTGATGTCGGCCGCATTGGTGCCGCTGCCGTCGTCGGCGTGCTGGAGCTTGCCGACGATCGAGCCGGTGACCGCCCCGACGTTCTGGGTCACGATCAGGGGTCCGTCGTACTTCGCGATGGCGACCCAGGCGCTGGTCGCCGCCGCGGTGTTCGCGGCGTCGGCGGAGGCGATCAGTTCGACCGCCGCGTAGGCCTTCGGGGAGATGTTAAGCATCCGTTTGCTCCTGCTTGCGCCGGCGCCCCCGGACGAGTTCGGGAACGCTGGCCGTGGTCAAAGGGCCGGGAGGCGCGGCGGGCGCGTCTGCCACCTGCTCGACCTTCCCCACGGCCTCCATTTCGGCCGCGAAGCCGGTCGGCAGGTCGACGACCGAGCCGGCCTCCTGGATGCGGCCGTCCACGATGAACGGCCGCTTCACGAGCACCCTCACGATCAGGTGATCGAGCTCGAGTAGCTGAACGCCGCGGCGTAGCGGATGGCGACGTCGCAGGTGTACCAGCCGCGGACCGCCGAGAGGCCGCGCGTGAAGTCGCTGTAGGGGTTCGTCATCAGCTCGAGGACGCCCCATTCGCCGAGGACGACGGACGGCCACCAGCCGAACAGCGCGGTCGCGCTCGCCATCTGATTCGACGCGACGGCCGGGAACCCGAACAGGGAGCCGTCGATCATGTTGCCCTGCCAGAGGCGGGTCGTGCCGGTGCTCGGCAGTTCCGGCCGCGCCATCAGCAGGGCGGCGACCGCCGGTGTCGTCACGTAGGCGCAGCCCATGCTGAGGGCATTGGCCGCCGCGACGTCCGTCTGCGCGTCGAGGACGCCCGCTGCCGCGAGCGAGGTGCCGGTGAAGGCGCCCACGCCCGAGGTGCCGACGATCCCGTGCGGCTGGCCGTTGGCGCCGGTGCCGCGGATGATGCCGACGTCGACCGCCAGCGCGATGTCGCGCGCGATCGAGTTGAGGACGAGCTGTTCCGCGTCCGGCGTCGACTGCTGGATCAACTGGTGCGAGAGTTCGGTCAGTGCCGCGACGTTCTTCGGCGAAAGCGAGACCTGGCCCAGGGTCGGCTGCGATTCGGTGATCTGCGTCGCCTCGTCGCTCAGCCAATAGGCCGTGTTGCCCGCGGTCATCTTCGGAACGGTGACGTTCCCGACCAGGCCCGACATGCGCGTGACGCCGAGGCGCAGGCCGACCGACGTGTTGCGCAGCAGGTCGATGAACGAGCCCGGCTGATTCGTCGTCGAGACGAGGTAGTTCGAGCCGCTCACGCCGGCGGCGTCCATGTCGCGGCGCCCGGACGCGAAGCCGGCGCGCATCATCACGTCGAGCGGGACGAAGAACGACGTCTCGCTGCGCGGGATGCGCGAGAGCTTCCGCGAGAGCTCGCGGTTGCACTCGAGCTCGAGGCCGGCCTTGGTCCAGTCCTTGTTGATGGCCGCGCGGATCGCGCGCAGCAGCGAGTACCGCTGCAGCTCGCGCTTCTCGAGGTCGAGGTGCGTCGGGCCGGAGGTGACGGCGGCCTCGGCGCGGGACTTCTTGATCTTCAGGATCTCGTCGGCGATGACGTTCCAGTCGGTGCCGTCGTGGATCCACTTGTTGGCGATGTCGGACTGGACGCCCGCCGCCTCGCACATATTGCGGACCGCCTTCACCCGCTCGTGTTCGATCTGCTCGACCGACCGGGCATCGGCCGTCTTCATTTCGACGGCAGCGGCCGCCGGGGCCTTGGTCTCTTCGGACATAGCTTTCGCTCCTTTCGCGGCGGTATCCGCCTTGGACTTGTCCGCGATGACGCGGACGTTGATTGCACCTTCTTCACTGCGGCCGATGCCGACCGACGGATCGGCCGGAACGGTGACGACGGACACTTCGAGGGGTTCCCAGTCGGTGGCCGTGTAGGTGTTGCGTTTCGCGTCCTCCTCGACCGTGTG